AGATGAAGGTTGGGAAAACACACAAAAGACTAAAGATAAAAAAGCAAATGATTCTTTAATGGGTACTTCAGATTATCAAGGTAATTTAGATTCAAAAGGTAAAAGCAAAGGTAATAATAATAATAATAACAATAATGGTGGTGGCGATGGTATGAATACTTCTGGTGTAGTTGTTCAAGCTCCAACAGTAGTTGCACCTACTACTGCAGAAATTTCTCAAAGCGAAGCAACAAAAGCAGAAGATCCAATCGAAATAAGAAAAAGAAAAACTTTAGCTAAAGGAAGATCATCAACAATCATAACAAGGTCTACTGGTGTAACTGGTGACTTGACTTTAGGTAAACCAAGTTTATTAGGTAGAGCATAATGGCGCAAACAGATAAAGCAAAAAATTTATTAAAACGATTTGACAGATTAAAATCGCAAAGACAAAATTGGGAAAGTCATTGGCAAGAAGTTGCAGACTATATGCAACCAAGAAAAGCTGATGTAACTAAAACAAGATCTAAAGGTGACAAAAGAACAGAACTTATTTTTGATGGTTCACCATTACAATCAGTAGAACTATTAGCAGCATCACTACATGGTATGTTAACTAATCCATCTACACCATGGTTCTCTTTAAGATTTAAACAAGATGATATGGAGAATGAGGATGAGGCAAAAGAATGGTTAGAGTCTGCAACAGAAACAATGTATGCAGCATTTAATAAATCAAACTTCCAACAAGAAATTTTTGAACTGTATCATGATCTAATTACTTTTGGTACGGCAGCAATGTTTATCGAAGAAGATGATGAAGATGTTTTAAAATTTTCTACAAGACACATTAACGAAATCTTTATTGCTGAAAATGATAAAGGCAGAATCGATACAGTATTTAGAAAGTTTCATATATCTGCAAGAGCAGCAATACAAAAGTTTGGCGACATATCAATTAACATTGCAACCAAAGCAAAAAAAGATCCATACGAAGAAGTAGAAATACTTCATGCTGTTTATCCAAGATCTGATTTTAATCCAAAGAAACAAGATAAAATTAATATGCCATTTGAATCTATTTATTTAGATGCAGAGTCTGGTGATGAATTATCTGTATCTGGATTTAAAGAGTTTCCATTTGTAGTACCAAGATACTTAAAAGCATCACATGAAATCTATGGTAGATCTCCAGCAATGACAGCATTGCCTGATGTTAAAATGTTAAATGAAATGTCAAAGACTACAATCAAGTCTGCACAGAAACAAGTTGATCCACCTTTACTTGTTCCAGATGATGGATTTATGTTGCCGGTAAGAACTATCCCCGGTGGTTTAAATTTTTACAGAGCAGGAACTAGAGATAGAATTGAACCATTAAACATTGGAGCAAACACTCCACTAGGTTTAAACATGGAAGAGCAAAGAAGAAACTCAATTAGAAATGCTTTCTATGTAAATCAATTAATGATGCAGAATGGTCCACAGATGACAGCAACAGAAGTAATACAAAGAAACGAAGAGAAGATGAGATTACTTGGTCCAGTATTAGGTAGACTACAATCTGAATTATTAAAACCATTAATTGATAGAACTTTCTCAATCATATTAAGAAAGAATTTATTCAGACAAGCTCCAGAATTTTTATCAGGTAAAGATGTAGAAATTGAATATGTATCTCCATTAGCTAAAGCACAAAAGTCTAGTGAGTTACAATCAATCATGAGAGCTATTGAGATTATGGGTAGTCTATCAAATGTTGCTCCAGTATTTGATCATATCAATATGGATAAATTAGTTAGACACTTGGCAGACATTGTAGGTGTTCCGCAAAAAATATTAAAACCACAATCACAATTAAATGCTGAAAGACAACAAGCACAACAACAACAAGAACAAATGCAACAAATGCAACAGCTACAACAAGTAGCTCAAGCAGGGAGAGATATAGCACCACTAGCAAAGGCTTTACCAGAAGAAGCTAAAGCTGTAGCGAATGCTGAAGTGGAATAATATGGAAACAAATAAACAGCTGGAAAGCATAATAAAAAAATTAAGAGACAACTATCAATATATTTTTAATACAGAAGAAGGCAAACAAGTCTTATCTGATTTAGAAAAAAGATGTCATTATCATTCTACCACTAATGTAAAAGGTGATAGTCATGAGAGTGCATATATGGAAGGTCAACGCAGTGTACTTCTATTTATAAAACAAATGCTGCAAAAGGAGAATAAAAATGTCAAATGAACAGATAACACAAACTGATGTGCCTGTAGCAGAGACAACACAAACTACTACAGACACTCCTAAACAAACAGAACAAGCGGTTAGTTCTACAACAACAGAGCAACCAACTGTTGCTAAATCTTGGAAAGAAACAATCTCTGAAGAGTTTAGAAACGATCCTAACATTTCTAAATTTACAGAAATAGATGCGTTAGCAAAAAGCTACATCAACGCAACTAGAATGATTGGTCAAGATAAAGTTGCAGTGCCTAATGAAAACTCAACTGATGATCAGTGGAATGAAGTTTATGGAAAGCTAGGTAGACCAGAGTCACCAGATAAATATAAACTAGAAGCTAAATCAGATGTTGTACCATTAGATGAAGGTGCAGTTAAATCTTTTGCAGAAAATGCTCACAAGCTAGGTTTAAATAATAAACAAGCTCAAGGTATTCTTGAATACTATAAGAACTCTATGGAAGGTTCTGCTCAACAAGCAAGAGTAGATACAGAAACTGCACAAGCAAATGCAGAAGCTGAACTTCGTAAAGAGTGGGGTAGATCTTATGAGGATAATATTAAGAAAGCAGGAGCTGTAGCAAAAGCAAATATGAATGGAGACATTTTAAATTTAGAACTTAAAGATGGTACAAGAGTTGGAGATCATCCTGATGTTATAAAAGGCTTTGCTAACATTGCTAATCTTTTATCTGAAGATAAATTAATTGGTACTGAAAGCGAAAATGTTGACAAAGGTACAGACTACGAAGCTGAAATAAGTAAAATTGTTAATGACAGGGATGGTCCATATTGGAATAAAGGTCACCCAGATCATGACAAAGTAGTTCAGCAAGTGTTTACTTTAAGAACAATGCTTAATGGATAACAAAGAATTAAGATTAGAAATACTTCGTATTGTTGTAGAGAGTGGATCAGAAAATCAAAAATCTAATCCCTTGCCAATCTGCGAAGAATATTATAAATGGGTTTGTAAGCCGAATGAAAATTCGGCTAACAAAAGTAAGACAATGCGTAAGCACCTTACTGACAAGAAGGAATAGACTCTAGTCTAACAGACTTTAAATGCAAGAGAAGCCAAATTTTTTTGAGAACTCCTCTGATTTTGTTTAATAATAACTTAACAAATAATAGGAGACAATTATGTCAACTGAAATAACAAAAGCATTTGTAGAACAATATAGTTCAAACATACAAATGTTATCACAACAAAAAGGATCACTTTTAAGAGACAAAGTGAGACTTGAGTCTGTTACAGGGAAGAATGCTTTCTTCGACCAAATTGGTTCTGTAACTGCAACTGTAAGATCAACTAGACACTCTGACACTCCACAAGCAGATACTCCTCACTCAAGAAGAAGAGTTTCACTTGTTGACTATGAGTTCGCAGATCTTGTAGACGATCTAGACAAAGTAAGAATGTTAGTAGATCCTACTTCTAGCTATGCACAAGCTGCTGCTTATGCAATGGGTAGAGCAATGGATGATGCTATCTTAACTGCAGCAATCGGTTCATCTGATACAGGTGTTGCTGGTGGTACTGCTGTTGCATTACCTGCTGGTCAAAAAATCGTTGAATCTGGAACTGCAGGTTTAACTGTTGCTAAATTAAGACAAGCAAAAGAAATCATTGATTTAGCTGATGTTGATCCTTCACTAAAAAGATACATCGTAGTATCTCCAAAACAGATCTCTGATCTATTAGGAACTACTGAAGTAACTTCAAGTGATTTCAACACAGTAAAAGCATTAGCTGCTGGAGATGTTAATACATTCCTTGGCTTTGATTTCTGTGTGTCTAACAGACTAGCAATCGCTTCAAGCAAAAGAAAATGTATCGCTTTCGTACAAGATGGTGTTGCATTAGCTGTAGGTAAAGACTCTACTGCTAGAATCGATGAAAGATCTGACAAAGGCTACGCAACTCAAGTTTACTATTCTGCTGCATTCGGTGCGACTAGAATGGAAGAAGCTAAAGTTGTAGAAGTACAGGCTCACGAAGCATAATAAATAGAATTTTAGGGGGTGGAAGCGAGAGTGGAAACCCCCTAGAGTGCATGAAACAAATAAAAGATTTAAAAACAGTATTACATTTTAAGAAAGGGGATCATATCTATAGATATGTATTGGTGGACAGATTTAAAAATGATGGTAAGTACCATTATGGTTTTGATGCTAAAGAAGAAAGAACTACAGAAGAAATCTTTGCATTAGAAAAAGATAGACAGATAAGGCGAAAGTATATTATAAAGGAGTAATATGGCATCAGTAGTAGACATTTGTAATGGAGCATTAAATCAACTTGGTGCGTCAACAATATTATCACTTACAGAAGATTCAAAAAACGCAAGACTTTGCAACGCAAGATACACACAAGTTAGAGATAGTTTATTTAGATCTCATCCTTGGAACTGTTTAGTTAAAAGAGTTGAACTTGCAAAAGATACGGAAACACCTTCATGGGGTTTTAGTTATCAGTTTACTTTACCTGCAGATTGTTTGAGAGTTCTTACAATTTTAAATTATGATTATGATTATAAAATTGAAGGAAGAAAAATTGTAGCAAACCATGGAACAGTTAAGATACAATATGTTGCAAGAATTACAGATGCCAATCAATATGATGAGTTGTTAAGAGAAACAATATCTGCTGCATTAGCTGCTGACATTGCATACGCAGTTACATCATCTAATCCTGTTGCTTCTAATATGTACAATTTATTTCAAGATAAATTAAAAGAAGCTAGATTTGTAGATGCTACTGAAGGTTACAATACTAATCCAGATAATGGTCAAGCAGATGTAATGGGAGCTTCTACATTTATAAACTCAAGGTACTAACCTATGGCTAGAGTTGCTGTTCAATTAACCAATTTTACTGGTGGAGAATTATCACCAAGACTAGATGGTAGAAATGATTTAGCTAAATATCCTACAGGATGTAAAACATTAGAGAACATGATTATCTTTCCTCATGGAAGTGCGGCAAGAAGATCTGGTACACAGTTTGTTTCAGAAGTAAAAGATAGTTCTAAAGAAACAAGATTAATTCCTTTTGAGTTTTCTACAGCACAAACTTATATGTTAGAGTTTGGAGATCAATATATAAGATTTTATAAAGACAATGGTCAAATATTATCTAGTGGTTCAGCTTATGAAATATCATCACCATATTTAGAAGCAGAACTATTTGATATTAAATATGCGCAATCAGCAGATGTTATGTATGTGTGTCATCCTAATCATCCAGTAAAAAAATTATCAAGAACAGGTCATACATCATGGACACTAACAGATGTAGATTTTACTAATGGTCCATATCTAGACGACAACATTACAACAACAACACTAAATACAGATCATCATACAGTAGGAACAGGTAGAGTTTTAACATCTAGTGCAAGTTTATGGGTAACTACAGATGTTGGAAGATTAGTTAGATTTAGAGATGGTTATGGAAAAATTACAGCTTACACTTCAGCTACAGTTGTTACATGGGAAATAATAAAAGATACAGGTTCATCAACTGCATCAACAGATTGGTCGTTAGGTGCTTTTTCAAATACTACAGGTCATGCTTCATGTGTTACTTTCTTTGAACAAAGATTAGTATTTGCAGCAACCTTATCACAACCACAAACAATATTTTTTTCAAGATCTGGTGATTATGAAAATATGGATGAGAATAGAGGCGGAACTATTGCAGACGATGATGCTATTATTTATACGATTGCATCTAACCAAGTAAACGCAATTAGATTTATGACATCAACAAGAACTTTAATTATTGGTACAGCAGGTGGTGAGTTTACAGTTAGTGGTGGTGGAACAGATGTTGCTGTTACCCCTACAAATATATTAATTAAAAAACAATCTAACAATGGCGCAGCAAATGTAGATGCTTTAGCTGTTGGTAATGCAACTATCTTTTTACAAAGAGCTAGAAGAAAAATGAGAGAACTAGCTTACAACTTTGATGTTGATGGTTATGTTGCTCCAGACTTAACTATACTTGCTGAACATATTTCAGAAGGTGGATTTAAACAACTATCATACCAACAAGAACCTAATCAAGTTATATGGGGTGTAAGAAATGATGGTCAGTTAATTGGATTAACTTATCAAAGAGAACAGCAAGTTGTTGCTTGGCATAGACATATATTTGGTGGAGCATTTGGAAGTGGTAACGCAGTTTGTGAAAGTATTGCTACAATTCCTACAGATGATTCTGAATATCAATCATGGGTAATTATTAAAAGAACTATTAATGGTGCAACAAAAAGATATGTAGAATTTATTCATCAATATGATTTTGATGAGAGTGATGATACATCTTTTAATTTTTTAGATTCACAATTATCTTATGACGGATCTGCAGTTACAACTATATCTGGTCTTGCTCATCTTGAAGGTCAAACAGTTTCAGTATTAGCAGATGGCGCAACTCATCCAGATAAAACAGTTAGCTCTGGATCAATAACTTTAGAAAGATCTGCAAGTAAAGTTAAAGTTGGATTAGGTTATACATCATTATTACAAACAATGAGAATAGATGCTGGTGCGCAGAATGGTACATCACAATCTAAAACAAAAAGAATATATGAAATCACTGCTAGACTTTATGAAAGTATTGGTGTTGAAGTTGGACCAGATCTTAACAATATGGAAAGAATACCTTTTAGATCTTCAGCTAATGCAATGGATAGTGGTATTAATGTATTTACTGGAGATAAAGAAATAGAATTTAGAGGCAACTATGAAACAGATGGTTTTATATTTGTAAGACAAACTCAACCTTTACCTTTGACGATCCTATCTTTATATCCTAAACTTCAAACAAACGATGGATAGAATATTAAATATAGTTAAATACAAAGGTGAACATGGAAGATATATTATGAACCAAAAAATGAATCATTTACTAATGGATAAAGATATGGAGTTTAATGGAAACCCAGATAACCTAGAACAAAATAATTTAGCATTTACAGGTATGATTAATGGCAAACCTATATTTGCTGCAGGTATGAAGATGGTTTGGAATGGTGTTGCAGAAGGTTGGGTTCTAGCTACTAAAGATGTTTTAGACCATCCTTTGCTAGTCGCTAAAGCTATAAAGAAAGATTTTGCAAGAATTGCTAAAGAAAATAATATCAATAGAGTTCAAACTGCTATAAGAGCTAACTATACAACAGGTTTAAAATTTGCTAAATGGTTAGGATTAGAGGAAGAAGGTTTAATGAAGAAATTTGGTTTTGATGGTTCTGATCAATATATGTATGCGAGGTTATTCTAATGGGTTGGCAAACAGCAGTAGTATCAGCAGTAACATCAGTAGCCGCAGCAAAACAAGCATCTGCTCTTGGAAAATATAATCAAAGTATTCAAGAAAGAAATGCTCAAGTTTCAGAACAACAAGCCGAAGCTATTGAAAGACAAAATGAATTTGATATTGCAAGATTTGATCAACAGTTTAATCAATTACAATCTCAAACAAAAGTAGCTGTAATAAAATCTGGTGCAGAAATATCTGGTTCTGCTTTAAGAATATTAAGATCAAATGCTGAACAAGCAGAAATACAAAAAGATATTATGGAATACAATTCTAAAGTTGCTCAATCACAAGCATTAGAACAAGCTAACTTTGCTAGAATGCAAGGAAATATTGCAAAACAACAAGGAAGAATTGCTGCTATTGGATATTATGGTCAAGCCGCAGCAACTGTTGCACCTTATGGTCAATCATTACTTGGCGGACAATCCACATCACCAAGTCAATACACACAAGCTAATTTAAGTTTTGCGAGGAGTAGATAATGCCAAAGATCCCTACATTTGCAACTACTGCAAGACCAACAGCTGAACCAACTGGAGTAAGAAGTGGTATTCAAATTTCCCCTACTGAATCTGTTGCTGGAGCATTAACAAAACCATTATCTACAATCGCAGAATATTATGCAAAAGAAGAACAGATTACTAACAAAGTAAAAGCTGGAGAGTTATTTGCTGATGCAACAGTAGATGTTTTTAATGCTGCTCAAGCAGCGGAATTAAAAAATAATCCATCTGAAGGATTAGATTATTTTTATCAACAATATAAAGTAATTAAAGATAAATATAAATCACAAGCAAAAAATTCTGATGTTGGTAAATATTTTGATTTAGAATTTTCAGCTAGTAAAAATAAATATGTTAATAGTATTCTTGATAAAACTAGAACAAATTTAGTAACTACAAGAGTTGGTCAAACAGAACAAAAAGTTAAATCTAAAATTGCAGATTCTTTAGGTGGAAATAATTTTCAATTTAAAGTTTTATCTAATGATATTTTAAACGATTATAGAGGTTTAGTTCAAGATGGAATTATAAGTGAACAAGATTTTAATATTTATAGAGACAATTTACCAAAATTAATTGAAACTGAAATGGTAAAAAAAATGTCAATAACAAATGCGTATGGAGCATTAAGTTTATTAGATGATGATAAAAATTATCCAAATATTAAAGGAGATGATAGGGATGATTTGAGAAATGAATTAAGACAAATAGCAACTTTTCAAGGTAAAGCTGTAGAGTTTGCAACTAATACACAATTAGTAGAATCTAAAAAAAAAGTTGCAGATGCTATAAAAGGTGACAAAGCTAATAAATTTTTTGGAATAGATCCAAATGATATTTATCAATATTATACAGGAAATAAGGAATATGATAATCAAATTAATAATTTAAATAATAAAATTATTAATAATCAAATAAGTTTAGATAATAATTATTTGATAAACGATAAAATTATTAATAAAATTTTAAACAATGAAATAAAAAATCCATTTCAAAAATTTAAATTATCAGGAGAAAAAGATTCAAAAAGTATTACTGAAAGAGTTGGAGATGGTTCTATTAATTTAAGTGATGATAATTTTTTTAATAATATTTTTGAAGCACAACAAAATCCAGAGTTAAATAAAACTAATAAACAGTTTTTTAATTTTATAAATAAAGTTGTTCCTTTAATTGAAGGATCAACAAGTTCTAAATATTTTGATAATAATTATAATAATAGATTAAGTTCTTTTAGACAAGATATGTATAGCAGGTTTGTTGAAGGATTAAAACAAAATATACCAGTAACAAAATTATTAGATTCATTGTCTGAAAATTATATTGCTAAAGATATTTTAGCTTATACTCCAACTAAATCACAAGTAAGAAATGCTCTTTTAAATTTTGCAAAAGAACAAGAACTTAATTTAGTTAATACTAAATTTAAAAGACTTGAAGGAGAAACACCAAGTCAGTATTTAGAAAGAATACAAAAAAATTAATAAGTAAATAATATGAATTTAAATGATCAGCAAAAGTTATTACAAGAAGGTGGATTTACTCAAGAAGAAATAACAGGTTGGAAACAAGATAAAGTAAAACAACTTCAAGAAGGTGGATTCACTACTAAAGAAATTTCTAATGAGTTTAAATTTGAACCAGATACTAAAGTTATTAAAGATTATGTTAATAAAATAACTAAAGATTATTTAGCACAAGATATAGTTTCTCCAGAAGATGAGATGCTATACCAATCAAATTTAAACAGAGGTAAACCAGTTAAACAAGCTATAAAAGATATAAAAGAAACTGTAATAGGAAAAGAATTTGATGGAGATTATATAGCTGAACAAATATTAGGAACTAATCTTTGGAATATAAGTAAAAGAGCTGCAAAAGGTGAAGGTACTCCAGAGGCATTTACAATGCCAAGACCAGAAGATTATACTTGGACAGAGGAGTTTCTTTCAACATTAGGCACACTTGCTGTTGATTCTCCTATTTATGCTGGAAGTGCTGTTCTTGGTTCACCTGCAGGATCATTAGGTGCTGGATTTACAGGAGCAATGATACCCACGACAACTAGAGCAACTTTATTAAAAGTTTTAGAAAATCAAGATGAAGGAAAACCATCTGATGTTATGAAGATATTATTAGAAGAAACTTTAATGGAAGGTGTTAAAGAAGGTGCAAAATTTTCTGCATCCCTTGCCTTACCAATGTTAAAAATTCCCGGTGGAAAAACTTTAGCTTCTAATTATATATCAAGAACTGCAGCTCAAATAACTGGCTATCAAGGCACAGGTTTAATATTAGATGAAGAAATACCAGATAAAGGAGAGTTTGCATCTACTGCTTTATTGTTTTCTATATTTAATATTAGATTACCAAAAGGAAAAGCACAAAAAAAATCAAAACAAATTTTTGTTGATTATGGAAAAAAACCTACAGATGTAGCTTTAGATTTAGCAAAAAATAGAACAGTAAGAGAAGATGTATTATCAAACAATGTAACAGTTAGAGCTTATGAAATAAAAGATGCTAAAAAAATAGAAATACCAAAAGAAGAAATAGAAATAACTCCATCATATAAACCTTTTAAAACAAGATTTTCAGATCCTATTGCAAATAAAGCAGCAGAAAATATTTCTTTTGAAGGAAAACAAATACCAATTACAAAAGAACAAATAGCACAATCTGTAAAAGAAGCAGCTAAAACTACAAAAAGAAAATTTATTATTAAAGCTATAGATAAAAAATATCCTGTACTAGAAGCTCTTAAAGAAGCTAATGTTAAAACTAAAACAGGTATTGAAAAATTAAACGAATACGAATTATTAAGATTGCAAGAGGGTATGCAAGGAAGATCAGCACACTTTATTGAGTTTGGAACTCTTGATTTTAAAACATTAGCTGAAAATGGACCATCTCTTATGTCTATTGTAAAACCATTTGTAAAAGATAGTAAAACTGAAACAACTTTATTTGGCACATATTTAGTAAACAGACACGCAGTAACTCTTGCTAAAAGAGGTAAAGATACACCTATTGATATTCCTAATGCAGAAATACTTTTAAAAAAATATACAAATAAAAAAGTTAAAGATCCAGATACAGGTAAAATGATTACTTATGAACAAGCCGCTAAAAAAGTAGATTTATATCAACAAGCTGTTTTAAAATATGCTGCAGATGGTGGACTTATAACAAAAGAATCTTTTAATGCGTATAAAGAAATTAATAAAAATTATATGCCAATGGCTGTAGAGCTACCTAGACCCGGAGAATCTGGATTTATTAAAGGATCAAGTAATCCATTTAAAAAATTAGAAGGTCAAAAAAAATATAAAATTATAGATCCATTAGAAAGCATTCTTAAAAATACAGATTATATTGTTAGAATGACAGAGCTTAATAAAACTAAAAATGATTTTATGAATGTAGTTTTAGAAGCTAAAAAAAAAGATCCTTTAGCTTTTGATTGGATTAAAAAGAAAAAAGGAGAATTAAAACCAATTACAGTTCAAAGAAAAGAATTAGAAAAATTCTTTGATAAAGAAACTCTTGATAGACTTTCAGATAAAGGGGTACAAGAACTTGCCATATTTAGACAAGAAGCTGTTTATCCAGATGCTAACTCTATTTCTTTTAGAAATACAAAAACTGGTAAATATGAAGTTTACGAAGTTGGTGAAGATTTAGTTACTGCTTTTAGGGTTATGGATAATCCAAGTATGAATTTTGTAGCAAAATGGCTAACAGCACCAACTAGAACTTTAAGATCTGGTGCAATTGTAACCCCTAGTTTTGCTTTACCAAACTTTTTTAAAGATACAATGAACGCAACTTTTTTATCTAAAGTAGGATGGATTCCTATTGTAGATTCAATTAGAGGAATATTTCATGTTGTCTATAAAGACCCCAAAAAAGCAACAGAAGCCTATAAAAGATATTTAAAAAGTGGCGCAGCATTTAGTACATTAAGATCAGTAGATAGAACTGTGTTTGATAAAGATGCTCATACTTTATTAAACAAAGGTGTTATGAGAAATGAATATAAAATTGGAATAACAAATCCATTAGGACCATTTAGATACCTTACAGATGTTTCGGAAATATCAACTAGAGTTATGATGAGTGAAAAAGTTTATAAAGCAGCAAAGAAAAAAGGTTTATCAGAAAGAGATGCTTTACAAAGAGCAGGTTTTGAAAGTAAAGATTTACTTGACTATACAAGACAAGGAACAGTAGCTGGAAGAATTAATAAAGGAGTTCCATTTTTTACAGCAAGAATAAATGGTGCGGTAAAGGCTTATGAAGCAGGTAGAGATAGACCTAAAAAATTTTTTGCTATGATTGGACTTGCTGTAGTTTTACCAACTGTAGGTAATTATATTTCTAATTTAGATGAAAATGGAGAACTTGATAAAGACTATCAAGAACTTCCAGATTATATTAAAAATAATAAATATTATTTTAAAGTAAATGGTGAAGGAAGGTTTTTTCCAAAAGGATTTGAAGTAGGTACTTTTTTTTCTAACCTTACTGAAAAAGTTTTAGATTATTTAAGAACAAATGAAAAACAAGAATTTATGAGTTATGTAAAAGATTTTTCTAAAGAACACGCAAAAGGATATGCACCTATTCCAACTTTTTTAAGACCTCATTTAGAAAATTTATTTGACTACAGTATATTTAGAGAAGCTCCAATACTACCTACAGATGCTCCAAAAGATATGCTTCACTCTTATTATTCAACAGAGTATACAAATCCAACTATAAAAGCATTAGCAGAAAATTTAGCAATCATTGTTGGAGTAGATAACTATTTTGCAAATCCAATATATTTAGAAAATATATATGATTCTTATACTGGTGGTGTTGGTATGATGGCTAAAGATGCTATTAATGCTATAGCAATTAAAGGTGGTATTATAGATGACCCAATTAGACCTGCTGATCCATTAACAAAAATACCGGGTATTAGAGTATTTCAAGCTAAAGATGTTTATGGTTATTCTAATTCAATACAACAATTTTATAATAAAACAAAAGATTATAAAACCATAATGAATACAGTAGATTATTTGCTTAAAACTGGAAATACCGAAGGATATTTAAAAGAAATACAAAAAGTTGATTTTGATATAGAAGCGGTTATAGAGATAGAAAAAGGTATGAAACAAGTATCAAAAGATATAAAAGTTATATATAATGCTAAAATGAAAGATGATGGTACATTATTTACTCCAGAAGAAAAAAGAGATTTAATAGATGATCTTTATAAGGTAAGAATTGGTTTGGCTCAAAAAGGTTTACAAATTATTAAAGATGTTGAACAAGATAAAGAATAGTATATAGAGGAACTAATATGACAATATCATCTACTACAGTAAAGAACTCCTACTCTGGAAATGGTACACTAGATACCTTTAACTATACTTTTAAAATCTTTGCTGACTCTGATTTACAGGTTATCATAAGGGATGCGACAGCTACTGAAACAGTAAAAACTTTAACGACTCATTATACAGTAACAGGTGCAGGAAATGCTAATGGTGGAACTATAGTATTCACAACTGGCAATATTCCAACTGCAACTGAAACTGTAGTAATTAGAAGAGCTGTTCCGCAAACACAAGCAATAGATTATATTGCTAATGATCCTTTCCCTGCGGAATCACATGAAGAGGGATTGGATCGTTCAATGATGTCAATCCAACAACTTCAAGAAGAAGTTGATAGATCGATCAAGTTATCAAGAACCAACACAATGAACAACACAGAGTTTGCTGTTGGCGCAACTGATAGAGCTGGAAAGATTTTTGGTTTTGATGACAATGGTGAACTTGTTGTATCTCAAGAACTAGGAACTTTCAAAGGCAACTGGTCAGCATCAACTACTTATGCTGCAAGAGATATAGTTAAAGACACATCAACAAATAATATTTTTTTATGTAACACTGGTCATACATCTTCTGGATCTCAACCACTAACTACAAATACAGATAGTGCTAAATGGGATCTATTGGTAGATGCAGCTAGTGCTACAACAAGTGCTACTAATGCTGCCGCATCAGCTACAGCTGCAGCTACTTCAGAAACTAATGCTGCAACCTCGGCAACAACAGCTACAACAAAAGCAGGTGAAGCATCGACTTCAGCTACCAACGCATCAACATCTGCTACAAATGCTGCGACTTCTGCTACTGCCGCACAAACAGCTCAAGCTGCTGCAGAAGCTGCTTTAGATAATTTTGATGATAAATTTTTAGGTGCTAAAGCTAGTGATCCAACTGTTGATAATGATGGAGACGCATTAACAGACGGAGCATTATACTTTAATACTACTGATGATGTTATGAAAGTTTATGACTTGACTAACACTCAATGGAGACAAATACAATTATCAACTTCAGATCAAGCAAATGTTAATACTGTTGCTGCAGATCTATCTGGATCAAACACAATAGGAACTGTCGCAACTAATATTGCGAATGTAAACACAAATGCAACTAACATAGCGAATATAAACACAACTGCTGGAATTTCTGCTAATATAACGAGTGTGGCAGGAATAAGTTCTAATGTAACTGCTGTTGCTGGAAATGAAACGAATATTAATGCAGTAAATTCAAATTCAACTAATATAAACACAGTAGCTGGTGCAAACTCTAATATTACGAGTGTAGCAACTAACATAGCTTCAATTAACACAGCAGCAAATAATCTTGCCGACATCAATGCTTTTGCAAATATCTATCTTGGACCACAATCATCTGCTCCAACTGCAGATCCAGATGGAAGCGCATTAGATATTGGAGATTTATATTTTGATACTGTTGCTGGACAGCTTAAAGTTTACTCTGCAACTGGGTGGATAAATGCTGGGAGTTCCATTAATGCAACTGCGGCAAGATTTTATTACACAGCAACTGCTGGTCAAACTACATTTACAGGCACAGATAATAATGGCGAGACTTTGGCATACGATGCTGGTTATGTAGACATTTATCAAAATGGTGTAAAATTAGTTAATGGTGTTGATGTTACTGTAACAAGTGGAACATCTATTGTATTAGCTGCTGGTGCTGCAGTAGGAGATAGTATAGACATAATTGGTTATGGTACTTTTGATATTGCAAATATAAGTGCATCAAATATTACAAGCGGAACTCTAAATATTGATAGACTTCCTTCTCCAACATTAACAGTTAAAGGTGATGGTTCATCAACAGATGCTGCTATACAATTAAACTGTTCACAAAATTCTCATGGTGTAAAAATTAAATCACCTGCACACTCTGCTGCACAATCTTATACTTTAATATTACCAACTTCAGTTGGATCAAATGGTCAAGTTCTTGCAAGTAATGGAGCAAGTACAAATCAATTATCTTGGGTTGACGCAGTAGAAGCAAAACCAACAGTAGCAAATGTATCTCAAACTATTGCTCCTGCAACTGCTACAACAATAAATATTACAGGAACAGGATTTGTATCTATACCAATTGTAGAATTTATTAAAACAGACGGATCAGTAACTTTAGCTAATACAGTTTCATTTACAAACTCAACAACACTTTCAGTTAATGTAACTTTAGCTTCTGGAAATTATTATGTAAGAATAGAAAATCCAGATGGTAATGCTGGAAGAAGTACACAAAATATTTTAACTGCATCTACTGCTCCATCATTTACAACTGCAGCAGGTTCACTTGGTACAATTGCAGGAAACTTTAGTGGAACTGTAGCAACGATTGCAGGTAGTTCAGATAGTGCAATTACTTTTAGCGAAACAACTTCTGTATTGACTACAGCAAATTGTACTTTAAATTCTTCTACAGGTGTGATAACAACTACAGACTTTGGTGGTGCTTCAACAACACCTACAACATATAACTTTACAATAAGGATTACAGATGCCGAAAGTCAAACAGCAGATAGAAACTTTAGTTTTACTTCTAGCTTCGGTGCAACAGGTGGAGGACAATTTAACTAATGGCTAGTACATATTTACAAAGAACAATGGGAACACCTACAAGCAGAAAAAAATTTACTATTTCTGTTTGGGTAAAAAAATCTAAAGTTGGTTCAAGTAATGCACAGCACATTTGGAATGGGTATTACAGTACAGATAATAGACTTGTAATATATTTTCAAGCAAGTGGAGCAGATACATTAGGTCTTTATAATGTAGTAGGTGGTTCTGCAACTGGTTTTCTTTTAACTAATAGAAAATTCAGAGACCCCAACGCGTGGTATCATATCTATTATGCAGTTGATACTACACAAAGCACAGCATCAGATAGAATAAAACTTTATGTAAATGGTGTACAAGAAACATCATTTTCAAATGATACTTATCCATCACAAAATGCAGATTTAGGTTATGCTAATGGTTATACAAATTATATTGGCAAATATGGTGGAGATACTTCAAGTCAATTTGATGGTGCAATGTCACACTTCTACTATGTTGATGGTTCAGTCATAGATATTGCTCAATTTGGTTCAACAGATAGCACAACTGGAGAATGGAAAATAAATACTTCTCCAACAATATCATCTTATGGAACTAATGGATTTTTAATTTTAAAAGATGGAAACACAGTCACAGACCAATCTCCTAATTCAAATAATTTTACAGTTGGTGGTGGTACACTTACAAAAACAGAAGATAATCCAAGCAATGTTTTTGCAACAATGAATCCTTTAAATGTTCCAACAAGTAATGCACCAACATTTAGTAATGGTAATACAAAAGTTGTTACATCAACTGGTGGAAATTTTGGTGGTTCAAGTAATTTAGGTGCATCAAGTGGTAAATATTATTTTGAAATTAAATTTACAGCAGAAAGTAGTTCTAATATGGGTAATATATCTTTAAGCTCATCATCAAATGCTAGAGAATCTGCTAGAACAAATCAACATTCAAATCAAGTAGGTGCTTCATTTCCAAATCTTTGTTATGAATATGATGGTAATGTTTATAAAGATAGTGGTGGTAGTCAAGGTAGCTTTGGAACTTATGGTACAGGAGACATAATTATGATTGCTATGGATTTAGATAACCAAAAAGCATATTTCGGTAAAAATGGAACTTGGGGTAATAGTGGAGATCCTACATCTGGCTCTACTGGTACAGGTGCAGCAACTTTATCTGCAAATTCTGATTTTTGGCATCTTGCTTTAGGTGATAGAAATTCATCAGCAACAGCTACTTATGAAGTAAACTTCGGCAATGGCTACTTCGGTTCTACCCAGATTAGTAGTGCAGGAACTAACGCAAGTGGTAATGGAATATTTGAATATGATGTACCAACAGGCTATACTGCTTTATCAACAAAAGGATTAAATTTATAATGGCTTATTCTACAATTAATAAATCTACAGATTATTTTAATACTAAACTTTATGCAGGTACAGGAAGTACAAATAATGTTACAGGAGTAGGATTTCAACCTGATTGGACTTGGATTAAATCAAGAACCGATACAGGTAATCATAGAATATATGATGCTGTTAGAGGTGCAACTAAAACAATTTATTCAAATTTAAATAATGAAGAAGGTACAAATACAAATGGTTTATCTTCATTTGATTCAGATGGTTTTACAGTAAATACTAATACTCAATCAAATGGAAGTGGAAACAATTTTGTATCATGGAACTGGAAAGCAAATGGTCAAGGTTCATCAAATACAGATGGCACTATAAACTCAACTTATACATCAGCAAATACAACAGCAGGATTTAGTATTGTTAAATATACTGGTACAGGAAGTGTAGCTACAGTCGGTCATGGTCTAGGTGTTGCTCCAAAAATGATGCTAATAAGAATTTTAGGAGATGTTAATGATTGGCAAGTTTATCATCAATCTTTAGGTAATACTCATAGATTAATTTTAAATGATGCTTCTGCTTCAAGCGACCAATCAAACAGATGGAATGATACATCTCCAACTTCTTCAGTATTTACACTTGGTACTCATAGTTCTGTAAATGCAAGTGGTGCAACATATATAGCTTACTGCTTCGCAGAGAAACAAGGTTATAGCAAAATTGGTTCTTTTATTGGAAATGGAAATGCTGATGGTAGCTTTATTTACACTGGCTTTAAACCTGCTTTTGTAATTTACAAAAGATATGATAGTGGCTCATATAGTTGGGTATTAGTAGATAACAAAAGAAATACATTTAATGCAGTTGATAAATATGTACACCCAGATTTAAGTGCAGCAGAGGGAACTGTAACATTAATGGATTTTTTAAGTAATGGATTTAAAATGAGAGTTAATGATACTACATCAAATCAAGGAAGTATTATTTACATGGCATTTGGTCAATCATTAGTAGGTTCAAACAATGTACCATGTACAGCAAGGTAAAATATGACAAGAGCAAAAGAAATAGCAGATATATTTAAAGACGCAAACACAGCTAATGAGTTTGTACAACTAGATGGTACAGGTGCTTTACCTGCTGTTAGTGGTGCTAACCTTACAGGTGTTGCCGAGACTAAACCTACAATAACATCTATTTCACCAACTACAATTTCTAACACAGCAACCAACATTGTAATTACAGGAACAGAATTTGTAATAACTCCTAATGTAGAAATTATATCTACTACTGGCGCAATCTTTTATCCAAACACAATAACAAGAGACAGTGCTACACAATTAACAATCAACGCAACACTTGCAACTGATGGAACTTATTTTATTAGAATTGAAAATCCAAATGGATTAGCTGTAAGATCTTCAACTGCTTTACTTACTGTATCTGATGCTCCTACTTGGTCGACATCTTCTGGTTCATTAGGAAGTCTAGCAAAAGGTGGAACTGCAAACTTTGATGTTGATGCTACATCTGATAGTACAGTTGCTTTCAGTGTTCAATCTGGTAGTTTACCTGCAGGGTTAAGTTTAAATACTTCTACTGGTGCTATTACTGGAACACATACAGGAACAGAAACAGCAGAGACAGTTTACAATTTTACTCTACGAGCAACAGATGGTGAAAACCAAACTGCTGATAGAGCATTTAGTATAACAATAACAGTAGGAGCTAACAACTCTGGACAGTTTAACTAGGATAATATTATGGCAAACAGTTACTTAAATAAAACATTTAGTGGAAATGGAAGTACAACTAAATTTACTGCATCTTTTTGGGTTAAAAGAAGTAAAATAGGTGCAAGACAAGAAGTAATAGCTAAATGGTCTAGTGGAAGTAACAATACTACAATTAGATTTTTAGATGATGATACATTAGCTTTTGTAGATTATGCAAGTTCTACTACAGTTTTAGGTAAGACAACTAATAGAAAATTTAGAGATACTTCTGCCTGGTATCATATAGTTTGTAATATAGATACAACCCAAGCATCATCTGATGATAGAGCAAAAATTTATGTTAATGGAGTACAAGAAACATCTTTTGCATCAAACACAGTTTATTCTCAAAATGCTTCTACAAATTGGAATAATACATGGTCAAATCAAATAGGTTGGAGTGGAAATGATGGATATTTTGAGGGTTATATAAGTCATGTAGCTTTAGTTGATGGTCAAGCATTAGCTCCAACTGTATTCGGTGAAACAGATTCTACATCAGGTATTTGGAAATTTAAATCACCATCTGGTCTTACTTGGGGTACTAATGGTTTTCATTTAAAAATGGAAAACTCTGGTGCATTAGGTACAGATAGTTCTGGTAACTCAAATACATTTACAGTTAATGGAAATTTAAAACAAGCACTTGATACACCATCAAATGTTTATGCTACTATGAATCCTCTTTCTCAAAAAGATCCTACTGTTGTTTATGGTAATGGAAATACTAAAACATTTTATAATCAAACATCTACTTTTGCAGTTTATTCAACATTAGCTGCATCTTCTGGAAAATGGTATGCAGAATGTGAAATTGATGCAGTTGGTGCAGCAAGTTCTGTTGGAGTTATAAGTGTTGATACAGCAAATTTAAGACAAAATAGCCAAGATTTTATAGGTGAACAAACAGATAGTATTGGTTATCTTCAAAATGGAGAAATAAAAAAAGCAAATTCAAATCAACAAACTGGATTAACTTCTTTCTCTAATGGTACAATAGTTGGAATAGCTATGGATTTAGATAACAACACAGTTCAATTTTATATCAATGGTGCTTCAACAGGAAATTCAGTTTCATTAACTGCTGATAAATTTTATTATTTTGGAGATGCTGGTCATTCAGATGCTGGTCATCTTTGGAACTTCGGCAATGGATTTTTTGGTACTACACCTATTAGTTCTGCAGGTTCAAATGGTAATGGATCTTTATTTGAATATGATGTACCATCAGGATATTACGCATTAAATACAAAAAATATTAACACTTATGGATAACAAATAATATGGCATACTCAACAATCTCAAAACCTAGCGACTATTTTAATACTAAACTTTATACAGGTAACTCAACAGATAATCATGCTATTACAGGTGTAAATTTTCAACCAGATTTAGTTTGGATAAAAAGAAGAAATCAAGCCGCAAATCACAATTTATTTGATGCTGTAAGAGGTGCTACAAAAACAATTAAATCTAATTTAACTAATGCTGAAGCTACTGTTGCAGATACTTTAAAAAGTTTTGATTCAGATGGATTTACTTTAGGAGATGATGCAACTGTTGGAGAAGTTAATCCAAATACATATACAATGGCTAGTTGGAACTGGTTAGGTGCTAATGGCACAGCTAGTAATACTGATGGAAGCATAACCTCAACTGTTAGTGCTAATACAACAAGTGGATTTAGTATTGTTTCTTATACAGGTAATGCAACAGATGGTGCTACTGTTGGTCATGGTTTGGGTGCTGTTCCTGATATGCTTATAGGGAAAGATTTATCAGATGGCTCGGGTTGGGGTATTTGGCATAAAGATTTAACAAATGCAGGTTATAAATTAAGTTTTACTACAGATGCACAAGCTGATGATAGTGCTTTATTTGGAGGTTCTAGTAGAACTGCACCAACATCATCTGTATTTACTTTAGGAAGTGGTGGTGGATTAAATGGCTCAAATGCAAATATTATATATGCCTTTACAAGTATAAAAGGCTTCAGCAAGTTTGGTTCTTATACTGGTAATGGAAATGCTAATGGAACATTTGTTTATACTGGATTTAAACCTGCTTTTGTTATGATTAAACATACTAATGGTACTTCTAATTGGACTATTAATGATACAGGTAGAGACCCAACAAATGTAAATAATTTAAGATTATTTCCTAATCAAAATGTAGCTGAAAGTTCTGGTTCAGATAGCATGGATATGTTGTCTAATGGTTTTAAATTTAGAAGTACTGATGGTGGTAATAATGGTTCTGGAGATACATATATCTTCATGGCATTTGCAGCAGAACCTCTTGTAGCTAATGTAAGTTCTTCAATACCAGCTACTGCAAGATAATGAAATTTGTTCTGATACTACAGATATGCTCTGCATTGT